AAACATTTGACACTCTTTACTCCGTAATATTCTCCGAGGCAGAGACAGAAGACGCGTCTTCCTTCAGCTGTCCCTGCGAACGAAAAAGGTCCATCAACTCTTCATCCTCAAGGAGATCCATGACCATTTTAGGAAGGGCTAACAGTGATGGATTATATGTCTCAGGATCTTCCTGATTAAGCAATGCCAAAATTGTTAGAATAGATTTAGCATGATTTTTAAGAATAGTCGTTGCAATAACAAGCTTTGGTTTGCCCGACTCAACTGCCGACGATACTTTTGGATCAGCCATAATCTCTGTTGCAGGAGTTAACATATCTCCCAGCAATTCAATTGCGGCTTCGCCTCTAATCTCAGATAGTTTCATAATTTAAGCTCCTGTGCCTGTGCTTTCTGGTTCAGGGTCAATCGAATAAAATTCTATCGGCACCTGCTCCTGATTTTTAAGTGACGGATGACCTGTATATTCTAGTGGAACTGTACCCTTGCCATTCTTGGTTGTCTTTAGTGAAAAGCCTCCAGTTGAAAGAGCATTGATAACTCTACAAGCAACGAATCCACCGTTTGCTTTATCTCCTACCCACCAAAGATCTTTAAAGTCTTCATCTTTGAGAGTCATTCTTGGAACAACTTTTGTTCCATCAACAATGTCTGCTGCACCCAGAGCATCTCTGATCAACTCTGGTGAAGTACCGAGACCCGTTGTCGAGAGCTTAACTTCCCAACCATCAAGATGCTTTCCTTCTTTCACATTGACTGGTGCATTGTCTACATCTTCAAAAAAATCTGAATATTTAGCTATACATGATGGGTTTACTCCACCTGTTGTAGCACACACAATATCTGAATCCTGAATAGTTGGATTTGCTGGATTAAAATGTTTGAGAAGAATTCCAGCATCCATCTGCAATTCGTTGAACGTATTTTCAGGAATCTTAGTAAATTTGCCTGCCATGCATTTCTCCTTTCTTTAATACTCGCAAAGAAATTCTGCGAGAATGTTCATATATATTCTTTTAATTGCTCGATCTTCATCAATAGCTACTCGCTGAGCAAATGGAGTTCCACCAGTTAAATAAATATAGCCTTTATCAAACTTGATCATTTCATATCCATTTTCCTTAATCCGTTTAGCTATTTCTTCAGATTTTAAAGTGGCATCTTTCCAAGAATTTGATCGATAATAAATGTTGAGTGAAATAGGTACGATATTTCCAAGGCTGTCAGTTGCCATAGAATACGTCATGTAAGGAAAATCAGCTGAATCTGGAACGGTAGTTTCATCATAAGCTGGAATTCCAAATGAATTCCAAAAAGTATGCAATGCCTGTACTTTATTCATTTGGTAACCTCCATTCTTCAGCTGTCACCTGTCTCATATTGATGCTTGCACTATCAGGTGTAGCTACATCATCTCCATCACTTTTAACTCTGAAAGTCTTTCCATCTTTTTCGCGTCTTACTAAATTATGATACTCAAGATGAATATTTTTCTTAGTAGTGATAGTATAGACTGCAGTTACTCCATCATGCTGAGCGATTCGTGCTTCGATCGATGAATCTTTTCTTATAGCAGCATCAAATGAAGGACCATCTACGTATGTAGTACTAATTCCGCCATAACCATCATCAATGTGTTTTGCATCGATCAGTGTACAAGCTGTCATCATTTCATTTAATAGACTCATACCTTCTTATACCTACTCAATCTCTTAGCAAACACATCTCTCCAAGTTATCATTCCACCTGTTGAGCTAGTAGCTTTAGAATAAGAATAACCTCCAAATGACTCTGACTGATAAGGTGAAGCCAATGAATTTGCATTTTCATTTTCCCAGTTACTGATCTCTGTGACCATGTCAAGAATATAAGGTGGAACTGACATTATTACGATCGCACCATCAAAAACTTCATCTTTCAATTCAAGAGCTGATGAGAATTTATAGATACCGTCATTGAATGCAGATCCAATGATCCTAAAATAACGATCATCTTCTAGATCTACACCTACCACTTTGCCATCTTCAATTTTAATTTCTCCGATGAAGCGGCATGCTTCAAAATTATTATGAAGATAATCGCAAAGATCTAACAGCGTCATATTTTACTCCTTATTCTTTGAAGCGCGCTTCTTTTTCGTAAAATCTTCAACTTCCTCAATAAGAGGTGTTCCCTGTCTATTGTCTGATCCCGAAAGTTCTTTAATTCTTGCAAGTGATGGTTTTAAGCCGAGGCGGGGATATTCGTCCCCAGCCTCGTACTTATAATTGCCATCCTGCAAATCTGTAAAAAGCTTGATTACTTTATACATCTGCAGTCCTTTCTACTTATGCTCCAGTATTTGCGCTAATTGTAACAATTGCAATCGCATCAAGATACTCTGCCCAGAGCTTCATGCCCATAAGTGCGAACGATTCACCTACCGCATGACTATAATCACCATTTGCATGGAATCCGATGAGGTTTGTGTCGCCATCAACGGTATAGTTAAGGCCAAGAGCTGCAAAATCTGCATTTCCGGGATTTACATAGTAAAGAACGATGTTTTCAACCGGTGTAGCGACAACCTTTCCTGCCGGAATTTCAGACGAGATGATCATTGTTTCTGCGCCCATGAAATTCTTTACGTAATCAATACCGAAAGATGACTGAACCGTAAGCTCGGCTGCTCCGAGATAGCGATAAGCATCAAGAGTGTTTACAAATACAACGATCTTAGTGCTATCACGATGCATCTTCTTAAACTTATCTTTTACCTTACCGATTGCCATTGCGACAGCCATCTGAAACGTAGCTTCACTA